GTCTTGAAGAAGCAAAGCAGGTGATTGAGGATGAGCAAAAATCTTGAACAACAAGTCGAGTCTTTGGACCAGCGAGTACAACTGCTTGAACAAGCAGTGTTTGAGTTGTCCGTTATGGCAAAATACTTGAAGTATGCTTTTTTTGCGATGGTTGCATCGCTCGGTGTTGATGTGCAGGGGTTGATGTGATGGTGTACTATTGTTCAACAAGCGATGTAGGCTCCCGTCTTGGGCTTGACAGTACCCAGCGAACAAGAGCAGGGACTCGATTGACAAGCGCAATTCGTCGTGCAACGATTGACATTGACCAAATGTACCGTGACTACGGTCGAGATGTACCCAGCAAATCAATCGCAGAAACCACCCTTAACGGTGCTATTTCGGCTGGGGCTACCACAGTGACCCTAACAAGCGGAACGGGCTTTAGCAGTGCTGGAAACGGCAATATAGACGGTGATTCTTTTGTATGGACGGGTAAGTCCACCAATGACCTCACAGGAGTCACAGGTATTTCTTTTGACCATGCCTCCGGTGTCACAGTACAAGAAGGGGAGCAGGCACATGTTCTTCGTGAAATTTGTGCTGATATTGCCGCCGCATATTACTTTGAAGACGAAGCGATTTTTCAAACGGCAAGCACCCACGGAACAATCCGTGGCAACAACCTTCGTGAGCGTGGCATGGATAATCTCAAGCGACTTGCTCACTTAGGAAGTGTTGACTAATGCCAGCGTTTCACATTCGTAATCGCTCCGCAAAAGGAATGAGTATCAACATTGACAATGATTCTTTTAACCGAGCGTTTCACGAAATTCAAGAAGCAGTGGAAAAGGCTATGATGTATGCAAGTGGTTATGCTCTTAGTGCCGCCAAAGACCACGCATACAAGCATCTTCGAGGATTTATGGGTATGCACCCACAGGCACGAGAAGTCGCTAACTCTCTTGGCTACGAAAGAACCGTGACATCAAAAAATGATGATGTGGAACTTAATGCTATTTTTGGAAGCAAGGGGCCGGATGGTCGAAGTGGCGACATAGGCGTAGGTGTGCATACTGACCCCGACGATAACGAAGAAAGGTACAACATAGGTGCGGCTTTACAGGAAGGTCGAGATGCCGGACCTTTTAAATTTAAAGGAAGGCGTTCTCGATTTGCCAATACAGCATTAGGAGCGAAACAATATGGTCGCCAAATAGGTTCGGCTACCGGAAATACTGCTTGGTACGGTAATGGCGGTGAAGGTTATTTTTATGGTTATCTTGCTATTGATTACCTTACTGTGGCAGAAGACAGGTTTGAAGCAAGATTCCCAACACGAATGAAGTACGAACTAAAAAAGAGGCTTTGATATGGCAATAGCGACAACGACTGAATTTTGGAATTACCGACTAAACGGTGAAGACCCTACTGCCCCCGTAGGAACAAACAATGGTGCTTGGTCAAGAAACAATGATTATGGTACTGCTTCCGACGATTATTGGGTGGTGACAAATAGCCAATACCATGTCCAACCAACCACAAACGCCTACACTATTTTTGCCGGAATACAATACACTACTGCTCCTACCGATGGTCATACTTTGCTTACGCTTGATAACGGAACAAAGAAAGTCGAAGTTAAGGCTCTTGGTCAAAAAGTTCAGTTGGTTGGCGCAACAACAGTGACAAGTGATGATTTGGATATTTCAATGCTTGAAGAAAACCCAACACCTCTTATCTTGAGATTAACTCTTGACGCATCGGGAAACGCTCGACTATACTTCCGAGAACTTATCGAAGACGACTCCGCAGAAACAGCGTACCTTAGCGTTGCTGGCGCATCAAGCAGTGGAACAAGAACTATCAAGTGGGGAAATGGAAGTGGGAATGTAAAGTGGGCCAGCGTTTATGCTACCGATACAGGGGCTTTTAGTCCCGACGAGTTGGCACCTTCGGATTTGACAACAGACACTTTGATTCGCATGGGTCTTTCGGTAGTACAAGCACTACGCAACAGCAAGAGGTTTTACCTTAAGACTCATTTGGATGCTGGCTCAATCAAGTACGGGTACGACATTTCAAACACAATGCTGTCGAAGATGGTGCCTCCATTCGTAAATGTTATTTTGCGAAGACTTTCTTCGCCAACATTTGCGGCTCTTGGTGGTGGCAGAATCGACCAAGAGTATGATGTTCTTATTTACATTACCAGCCGTGGCACAACATACGAAGATGCGTACCGACAGTGCCTCAATATCACCGGCGAGATTTTCGATGAACTTTACACCACAACAGGTCTAAACGGAACAACTGACAGTCTTTACGAGTACGACTTAGAACTTCAATCCAAATTAGATGATGAGGTCACAATATGTACCCATCTACTGACATTGACCTATTCTCGCCGAATAAATATGCGACACCGATGAAACATTTAATAATCAACTCGAAGGTGAAAAAGGCATCGGAAGGTGATTTAATATGGCAATCCAAGATATGAACAACCGCTATGTGGCGATTGGAAAAGAAGACTCATACGGAACAACCTCGTCCTCATCGTACTTTTACGGTGAAGTTGACGACGAAACAATCAAGCATTCCTACGACTTGCTTACTCGTGAGGACATGAGCCGCTACGGTTCCTCAAAGTCCGTCACAGGAAAAGAGTACATGGAAGGCGACATTAACATGGCCTTGATTAACGACAACTTTACCGGTATGCTTCTTCTCGGACTTATGGGTACCGACACTGTGACAGGCTCCGGCGCACCTTACTCTCACACTTTCACAGAAGCAGGCACAGGACACTCTCTTGAAATGGCAGTTGCTCGTGAAGAGAAGATTCACTACTACAAGGGTGTGGTTGTTGAGTCTTTGGGTATTAACGCCGCAATCAACGAATACGCTACTGTGAGCGCATCGTTCATGGGTAAGTCGGAAGACAGCCAAGGCGCACTTAGCGGATTGACTGCCGCATTCCCCGATACAAAGCCTGCTCTTTACTTCTCCGATGCAAAGGTCTTTTTCAACGGTGACACAACAGCAACCGATGCTGTGAAGTCAATTTCGTTTGACATTACCCTTAACCGTGATGGCGATGCGGCCTGCGGTCTTGGTAGCCCAACCTATGTTCGCGCTCCACCAGCACAACGCCGTGAGATTAGCGGAACTATTGAGTTCAACCGAATCCTATTCACCGGAGCCGGAGCAAGCAACCCAACCTATACCGCTTTGGTTTCCGCAGACGGTCTTGAGTTCTCCGGTAGCGGTGTTGAACTAAAGTGTCAATTCGGTGACGAGTCCACCGCTGACCTTGTGACATTCAACTTTTACAAGATTCGATTTGAAGCACCCGACGCAAATGTGTCCGGTCGTGACAGTCAAACCTTCTCGGTACCGTTTGTGGCCCTTTACGACAGCGTTGACAATAAGATGATGGACATTGTTGTTAAGAATGACCGAGCCGCCGCATACAGTGCTTGAGGTGATTTAGTTGGCACACAACGGTGGAACAACCATTCCCGACAAAACAAAATTAAATGTTTTGCATTTTGAAGGTACTGCCGCCGCAGTACAAACGGCTCTACGGGCCGCAATAGCAAACGATGATGTTATCATCAATTGCTCAACAACGAGAAAAAAGGATAGCAACCACATAACCTGTACCATTGTTGCTATCATAGCATGAGAGTAGTATTCCCCCAAAAGGAAAGAGAAGTGAAGAAAAGATGCCCGTACTAACAAAAGAATTTGAACTTGATGATGGAACAAAAATCACTGTGCGACAAGCCGGTGGTATGTCCAAATTGCGAATCGAAAATATCCAAGCAAAGGTTTTTCGTGACCATATCCACTTTGGTGTTGACCCGACAAATTGGACCGATGAACAACAAGCACAATTTGCAGAAGCCCTCGAAACAGAAGGTGCTGGAATGGAATCCCAAATCCGTGAATGGGTGCCAATGAGTATTATTTCCCCTAAAGATTTTGATGCCGACAACCTAACAAGCAGTGAACTACGAATGATTCTTGGCTTTGTCCGTGGCGACGACCCGGAGGGTGCAATCCCTTTGGACAATTCTTCCGAGTAGCACCAACACTGTGCATGGCGTACAAAGGTACGCTACCCTCGGATTTGTGGGACAAGTATGACTGCGAAGGCGGTCAAGACCTATTGACTCTTGATTTGCTTGTGGCTATGGATATGCAAGATAGGATTGCAGAAGCCACTAAACAGGCAAAAAAGACTGACGGCAAATCAATGGTAGCCCGACGCAAACAAAGACAGGCCCAGCGAGAACTGTTAAGTGACAGTGAAGGGATGGACATGCTAAGGAGCCTTGGCGTTCCCATAGCGAAGCGTAGCGAGTGAAGGTGGAGAGAGTGATTCAAAGCCTTATTTTTTCCTTTGCACCAATTGTCGCTGTTTTTGCGATGGTCACTATGCTCGTTTTGCGAGCCGGTGCATCCCGTGTTTTCTTCGATGTTGTCGGGTCGTTCCAAGCCAACCGTTTGATTGGTGACGCACAGGCAAAAATTACTGTTCTGCAAAGTCTTGTGCTGGATGGTCTTTCCGGTATCACCGAAAGCATCCAATT